CGCTACATCGGTATCGGTCACTTCGGCTACGCCAACGAGATGGTCTATGCCGATGGCATCGACTTCAACGTTGACGGACGCTCTCAGGAAAACTTTGACAGAAATGTCATTGCCCTCGGCATGGGTCTCGACTACTCACTCGTTGAGCTCTCCAGCAAGGTCAACGGCAACACCTCAGGCAAGCCCCAGGCCTTCAAGCTCATCAAGCTCGTGGAGGCTCCGTCGAACAGCGACATCTAAACTCTCTCGGCGCACTTTCTATCATAGTTTCTATGGGACCGGCTGTTGGCTCCAATGCAGCAGCAAAGGTTGACTGACAGCCGGTTTTAGAAAGCGCGAAAATAGTAACAAGCAAAACACAGATAGACAGGAAATGGGACTGCTGACTGACTCTTTCTTCATCACAGCACTACGTTCTAACACCGAACTTGTGGCACAGTTGCCCGCAGGCGACTTCTACAACAACGTGGCCTATCCTGACGCGGATATGGAGAACGTGCAGCTGCCGTACATCATCGTCAACAACGACGGCGGAAACAACATAGAAGAGACGAAGGATGACAACTTTGAAGGCACGGTTGACAACGTGGCCATCAGCATCCGCGTGGTGGCTCGCAGTCGTCAGGAGTTAGCCGACATGGTGCTGGCAGTGCGTGAGACGGTCCACGACTACATCACGGCCGCTGCCGAGCGCAATGAAGCGAGGACTGGTACTGGCGACGACAACCTCTGCCCAGAGGATTACAATTTCTCGTTCAGCGAGGTTGCCAACGACATGCTGAAGCCAAGTTTTACCCAAATCCTGAACTATCAGTGCAGAACTTCTAACGACATTTTTGACGACGACGACAATGAGTAAAAAAGACAAAGCACAAGAACAGCAGCAGGCCACCGTGCCCGTCGATTCATCGGCGGTGACTTTGGCCGACGTGCTAAAGGACATAGAAGGCGTGACCGTCAGCGACGACAAGCGACTGCGCGTTACCGCTGCCGACAAAGAAACGCTCACGGCAAGGGTTGGAGCGGTGAAGAAGTCTCTCGAAGACAACTACACCGTAACCGTCAGCCCCACCTATGGCGACGCGGCTGCTCTCGGCTGCGTCTGGAATGACATCATAGTAACCATCAAAAAGTAGTAGAATATGGCAAAAGTAAAAGGCTATCAAGTGACCGTCTCGGGCGTCTCTGCCGGCACTGAGCAATCGAGCTCATTGTCGGTTCAGAACAACATCCAGGAGGTTGAGGTCAAGGATGCCACCAATCCGCTGTCACCACCGCAGGAGGTGACGTCGGCACAATGGAACATCCAGCAGACCGTCAAGCTCGACAATGCAGCAGGCGTGAAAGCACTCATTCAAGCCGCTGTTGGAACATCACCTGTTGCCGTCTCAATGGACGCTGACGGTGCAACCTTCTCAGGCCAGTCGCTTATTGGCGACCTCTCGATTCAGGCACCCAACCGTGGTGACATAACCGCTCAGGTACAGTACCAGGGCACGGGCGCATTAACCAAGACCACTTAATTTCGTAGAACCATGTCACAAGCAACACAAGGTCAGCATTTGCGCCTCCAGTTTGGCGCAGCAGCAAACTCGAAAGCGTTTGCAGCATACTCTACCGACTTGACGTTCCATGTGTCGAACACCTTGGAGAACTCGACCACCAAGGACACTACGGATACAAGCGGTAATTGGATTGAACAGGAGAAAACGAAGCACAACATCGACGGCTCCATTGTCGCCATCATGGACGAAGGCGAGGCTCAGAACTTTACCGGCTCAGCACAGGCTGGCGAGCAGGTATGGGAGCTCGACTGGGTATCTGGCAATCAGAACCGTGTCGTATCTACCAAGATATGCTCCGGCGACAAGATGCTTCTCTCGAACGTTGAAATCAGCGCACCGCGCGACGGTTTCTGTACTCTTACAGGCAACTTCGTCATCTTCGGTGCCATCAGCTTCAGCTAAATCTATACGCGCCTGCCGCTGTCTCGTGCCATCTCCTTGATATGAGCAGTTGGCGGGCGTTTTTTTCATCTTAAAGGAATTATGAAACTATGATAGCAGAAAAAACCATCCAGATTTGCGGCAAAGACGTGCGGATGCGCTACTGTGCCGCCACAGAAACTGGCTTCGAGAGTCTGTCGAAGCAGAAAATCGACGTATTCACGTCCACACCTACCGAGTGGGACACCGACGGAAATCCCACGAAGTTTGACCCCCCAGTGGCCACCACCCAGGACTACTTGACGCTGGCCGTCGCTGCCATCGTTGCAGCCTACGCCCGCAACAACGAGGAGCCACCCGTGAAGTCAGAAGACATCCTCTACGATGCCACACCGCAGGAGGTCAGCAACCTACTGACAACCGTCGTCATGCTCCGCGTAGAGTGGTACAAGGTGCCAGACGTTGTGAAGCCAGATATGAAGCCGAAAAGCAAAGGTAAGAAGCCAAAAAACGCCCAACCGCCCACGACCTCTTCCAAGAAGTAGTGGGCGAGATAGGCCGAGACCGCCACGAGTATCTGTATGACATGTCCTATTGTGACATCCTATTGATACAACGCGGCTACCGCCGGCGCAACATCCTTCAGTACCAGCTTCAGCGGTTGCAGGCTTACGGTGCGTTCTTCTGTATGAGCGGAACAACGAAGACACCCGAAGACTTCCTGCCGCTCTACGTTGACCGCTACATCGACGATGATGACCAGCTACTACCAGACAAAGAACAAGTGGCCGCAATGGTCGCCGAAATAGAAGCCATCAATTCGCAAAGAGCGTCCAACGCTTCTGCACTTGGAAACCAAAAAAGCAGCGAGCCATAACGATCACTGCTTTTTCTTTTTGCCTCGTTCCCTGCTTCGTTCATTCTTTTATTTTCTTGCTTCGTCCCTTGTCAGGCAATTCCATTGCCGTCATCACCTTATCAAACTGCCCATAAACATCCATCGCCATCAGTTTCGCATACCTCTGCGTCTGCGCAATCTTCCGATGCCCCAGCATCTTACTGACATGCTCAATAGGCACCCCGTTCCTCAGCATCCACGTCGCAAACGTATGCCGACCAACATGCGTCGTCAGTTTCTTTGTGATACCCGTCACGTTCGCAATCGTCTTTAGGTTTGCGTTGCACGTCTGATCCGCAACCCTCGGCAACCGCCCGCCATACTTCTGCGCAATCTCCAGAGCCTTCGGCAGCACGCGGATATAAAACCACACCCCCGTCTTCACACGAGAGGCCGAGTACGTCAGCCTATCCCCATCCTGCTGACACTTATCCAACGAGAAAACCATCGCATCGCTGTAAGCCATTCCCGTATAGCATTGGAAAACGAACACATCCCGAACCGTCGCCAGCATTGAGTCATTAAGTGTCAGCCCCTCAATCTTCGCACGCTCAGCGTCCGTCAGGAACTCCACCGTCTCTTTATCACCACGCTTTATCTCGCCCTTCATCCTGTCGTAAGGGTTTGCAGTAATCAGACCAAACTTTAGCGCACGCGCCAGCAGAGCCTTGATGTCCTTATGGTAGTTCCTGACCGTTGCCTGGCTGATATACTCCACCGTCTTCCGCGCTTTCACCTCCGCATCCGTCTGGTGCTTCTTAATCCGATGCAGGTAAGCATCAAACCGATGCACATTCTCCACCGTCAACTCCGACCATTTCCGCATTGTGCCAGACTCTATCAGAGCCGCCACACTCACAATATAATGCTTTCGCGTACCATCCGCCACATCAAGCAGCGGTATTTGTTCCTGCATCCACACCGTCATATCATCCGCATCCTGAACTATTGCCAGTACGTCACCATTATATACTTTCCGCTTCACCCGTTTATCTGGTGACCTAACCAACCGCCTGACTTCCTCAAAGTCAATATCAAGCTCCGTTTCATTCTTCAAGTGCTCATTGATGATACCATCCACCCGCTTCAGCATAATCGACACTCGTTCATTCAACGTATCTTCGTCCTGCCTATTGCACACATGGTTATACTTCCATTCACGCGGGCGCACATGTACGCCAGTATTAATATAGTACGCACGTCTATTGACTGTCACGCGCACTTCAATCGGGGCCGTCCCGTCCTTTCCGAACCTGCCCCTATGGTTGTATATTATCGCAGTCTTTATCATGTTATATAGTTTTATCGTGAATAATTATTCTATCTCTCATTATTGGCACTTGGGGAAACATCAGGGGAAACAATGGGGAAACAACCACCGAATAAAACGGAATTAAACGGAAAAACACCGCTTTCAACACTCCCCATAAAAATCCACATAATTCCCCTAAACACAAGCACCACCGCGTTTTCACGGTGGTGCCCTACCCTTTTCTCCGTGATTCCGTTGGGACTCGAAAGAGTTGGTGGAAGTCACACTATTTAGTATGGTTTTCGTCATTTTGGGCGTCTGATTGGGGAAACAAACGGCGAAAATGGGGAAACGAATGGGTACGCGAGAGTATGTAGCCAGCGATGAAACTGGAGAGTATCAGGAGGCCGATGACGGCGTAGAATGTGATGACGTATGACGTGTTCATATATATATTATATTAATTATTTGAGTCGCCTTCGACGGCAGCGGCAAGCGGTCGGACATCGGCGGATGTTCCATTAAGTTGTTTGA